GACCTCTGTTGGTTTTGTCCGCTCCACACTGTGCTGGAGCGCCTTAGCTGCAATGTGCCTATCGGTGACTAAGTACCGACCACGGCCGCAAAGTATTAGCTTGACAGCCAACTCCTGCAAAACAGGAACGCCGCGGTTGCACGCTAGCTCGCATAACCCTACCGACTTTACCCATCGCTCAAGGTAACTCTTTGGATACGCTCCAATCACCCATCCGACCCTCTCTAGGACTCTGGTAGGGTTCCGGACCATAATCCAACCTTCGCCAGTTTCCACCGGCCTACTCTGGCAAAACTCAGTCTCCTCCAGCGCTGTTGAGTCCACTCTTTTTGTCTCCATGCACATAGACTCCATCATGGCTTGCATATTTGGGAGCAAATCCCGGTCCCGGGCCTCTATAATCGCAACACTATCATCTCCGTCAAGGTACAAGGAGTGTTTAAACCCCCTTAACCACCTTGACAGTATGCATTCGTTGAGAAAAGAGTTGCCTAGTCCGGTATTGGGCACCCCCGACATGCGAGTTCCGGGTGTCGTGTACACGGTTCCATTCTTCGTCATACCTTGGACTTTACGCTGCCAGCGTAGGAGGCGCCTGAGCTTACGCCTGTTGTAGCCGTTGAATAGTGAGCAATAGAACCGGAATTCAACATCAAGGAGGTCAACAGTAACATGTGAGTCAAACTTACTATGGTCCAATTGAATGAACACAGGGCTGTTGAACAAGCTCGCCTTGTCCACCAAGTCCTGGGCCCGCTGCTTCTGATTGCGACCCTTTGCCACTACACGAGTGCCCGTCCAATCCAGACGTGCATAGTACGCATGCTCTATGGGACGGGTAAATCGAGTGAGCGCCAATCCATACCGCTTAGTGCAGTATTGGATTGCACGCGGGGCTTTTGCCTCCTCGGTGTACTTGTCTGCCTTAATGAACATGCGACACTTAGCATCGTCTTGAGTGACGGGATCAACGAGCAGTGACTCGAGGGCTCTCTCATAAGCCTTACGCTTCGGGCCCGAGTAAGCACTGATCACCTCCTTGTATGAAACGGGTTCTAGCTCACCCTGGCTGGTGATGTCGCGCGTGATATTGTCCGCGATATCATTGAGTTCCTGTTTCCTTATGGGCAACATCGGCGGGGCAGCGAGCTGGTGTCGTGCCTCCAGCGCCGCTACCTCATTGCAAACACAGCCTTTGTGGGTGAAGACAGGAGTATCTACAGCCCCAATTTGAACAACTTTAGTTGTGCTGCGTTTGCAGTTACACACCCAAGTCCTCTGCCTGAGCTTGCTGCCTGCAGTGACTACACCTTTCGGGAGCCCGGCCATGCAGACAGCAGGGAGGACCTGGGTGGCCTAGCTCTTGGGCAGCGCTGTTCCAGGGAAGAAAAATGAGCCTGAACTCACCTTCCCCTCCTTGAGCAGCGCTGCTTGCTTCCTCCGCTCTTCAGACTGCTCTGCGTCCCTCAGGTGCTGCCGCACATCATACTCAGTCTGAGTCACGTCCATTGCCGCACCCACCGCATTGCCAATCAAGTCCCTTCGCTCTACCCAGGTTATCTCTGTGGTATCAAAGCGGGAGAGGAACTGTTTGGCTTTTGCTGCCATTTGTGGCAGCAGATCGGCAGTACGGGGTCTGAACATGAACTCGACCTGTAGAAATGCGAGCAGCTCCTGATCGACCTGGAGCGGCCTGCGATTCGCGGGCTTCATCAGCCGTTGACGCCAAGTTGGTTTCTGAAGCCGTGGAGTCGCTACGAACTCCACGACCTTAACAGGTTTGCCTGCCTCATCTCCTTCCTTAAAGCTCTTCATGGCTCGTAG